GAGCTCGTCCAGCTTTGCCTGAACGAGGTTCTGCTTCAGGTTCTTCTTGAGGCGAGAAAAGTACCGAGTCAGCTTGCCTGGGCGACCACCCTCGGTGCCAAAGATGTGCCGCTTGTCCCAGCCAATAGAGGTCAGCCGGCGGAAGATGTACTCCTCTGCGGTAGGCTTGGCCCATTCAGGCAGACGCTTGAGCTTATCGTAGGCTCCGTAGTCACCATCGTATCCAAGAGCACCGACGGATCCCCCGATGGACCGCCCGGCATAACCGATGGTCTGAGCGATGCTAGTACCAAAAGCCAGGGAGATGACCTCCTCCGGCAGCACGTCGTCGCCTTCCTTCATCTTCCACAGAACATCGACAACGGGTCCGCCCGTAAGGCCGACCAACTCCATCAGGGGCCTCATGACACCACCTTCGCCAGTAGCCTGGATGATCCGGTCTCGGTCGTCGTCGCTGAACTTGCCGAGGACATTTCCGATGATGTTAACTAGGTTCTCAGTTGGGGCCATTGCATCCATGGATGAGATGTCACGGAATCCCATAACGTAAGGGTCGCCGACGTCCAAGAACAGCTTCTGACGCACCTCGGTGGGAGCGTAGGCAAGGGCCTTCTCCAGCGCCTCCGGGTGCTTTTCCGCCTCAGCCTTAATGGCCGACACAGTGACAGCCTTCCGGGCAGCAGTGTAGAACTCCTTCTTAATGAGCTTAGCAGCCAACGCAGGGGAGCTAGTACTGATCCCGTTCGAGCTTCCAATCACATGCTTGGCGAGACCTTCGCCGCCGATGCCGACAGCCTTCCAGTACCACGTCAGGTACGGGTTAAGAATAGACGTTGCTCCGCCAGCACGATCCATGAACCGAAGGACGCCAGGACGCTGCGAGTAATCGAAGAACAAAGCGTTCGCTTTCATCCGAGCGTTGGCGGCAGCCACCTCTTTGAACCCGCGCCTCTTCGACCCCTTCACAACAGGCACACCGTCTACGATCGTAACCGTCGTTCTGGTGGTTGGGCTGGTGGGGATGGTGATCGTGTCACCTTCCCCAAGTTCGTCGATGGCATCGTATAGGAAGCGCATAGACCGGATCGCCTCATCGAACTTGAACGCGCTATCTCCGAGTCGGTACGCAGCGCCAGCATGATCCTGCAGTGCTTTAGCTGCCCTGGCACCCCCTGAAGCAGCACGGTTGATGGCTGAGACCTGCGACGGCGACGCTCCGCGACTATCTGCGATGGACGACAGGGCGCTGATCTCGGCGGCGATAAGATCACCCTCGACGAACCCCATCTTGGTCACAGCGTCCATGATCTCGGCATCGAGCTTGCTTACTGAACTCTTGTCTTTACGCCACTTGCGAAGTGTGTGGAGGTTGTTCGACATGCGCGCCACAACGGAGACAGGGCTCACACCTCCGGACATAGCCTGAAGACCCACGTTACTCAGGGCGTTGTTTACATGGGAGGCTACGTTCATCGTGGTGAACCCAGCCTTCACCCATGATGAGATGGACTTAGCCAGTCGGTTGATGTTCAAGTTGTTTACCGAGTCACCAAGCCACGAGTAGGTGTTCCGTAGGGGAGCCCTGACCGAACGGCCGTCGGTCTGTGTAGCTAGGTTGATGTTGAAGCTATCCGACACACCATCCTCGAGCATCCGCTTGTATGCAGCCTCATCTAGGACACCGGCGTCCAGAGCATTCTCCATCTGCTGCCGGAACTTGTTCCCGCCAAGGCCGTCAGCCGTAAGGTACCGTGAGATATCGGACCCCATGTTGGCCAGGTCAACGGACACCTCATTGGCCGGATCGACAAGCTGGCGCTGGATGTCGTTGATTCGAGCCCTGGCCCTGGCGACCGTATCCGCATCCAGTGACTGCCCCAGACGCTGCTCGAAGAATGCGTTGATGGACTCAGGGTTCATCACCATCTGCTGCAGGCGGTTGGCGACGATGCCGAACTGCAGCCCACGGGGGCTCACCATCGGGACAGCGTCCCCTCGGAGCATCGTGCTCTCAAGGAGCTTGTTCGTGTAGATGTCGGCAGCCGTGTAGATATCATTGGCGTCGAGGGCCTTGCCCATCGCCGTCTTTGCCTCTGCATCCCCTGCAAAGATCCTGTCTGCTTCGATAGCCATACCACGAGCAGCGGCCTGCGAACGAACGACAGCCTTGTTCTCCTCGATGAGGGATGAGGCCACACCGCCAAGGACAGAACGACGCTCAGCTTCTTTCATGCCTACCCATGCATCGGTAGCAAGATCGCGAATATTGACGACGTCACCAGTGCTGAGCTTGATGTACGGGTTCATGCTGTGACGGCCGAAGATCGGCCCTTCCGCAACAGTCTTTGCCATACGCTCGATGGCACGAAGCCCGTCTCCGCTGATGTCTGGGTCCATTTCCCGTAGGCGGTCGATGATACGCTTCATGACCCTGTGGTCCTTAGCGTACTGAGCACTACGACCTGACAGCAGGTCCTCGATCAGCATGACCGTGTTCCCAGCCATGTCAGGCGAGGCGTTCTCACGGAGGTGTTGGTCTAGGTCATCCAGAGCAGCAACAGCCTTATCATCAAGACGGAACCTGGCCTTGCTACGCCTGCGCTCGCGGTACGAGGGGGGGAGGATGTCTTTCGACGCATGAACCACCGAGCCATCGTAGTCGAAGTAGGAGAATGTGGACGGCATCTCAACGATGTCCGCCAGACCGCTGGAGCGTGAGATCGCCTCCATGTTCTCCGGGGTGAGATCAACACCGTTCTTGAGGGCATCAACCACCGAAGACGTCACGTTATCCATGGCTGCCGATGCTGCCGCCCCGTGCTGCATCATGCTTCGCACAGCGACCTCGTCCGACACCCTTGCCTGAGATGAGGTGTGGCGAAGGACGCGGCCTACACCGCCGACAACACGAGCCGACGCTCCACCTTTGCTGGCCAGGTGCCCAGCCAAAGCCTTCCCGCCTAGCATGGTCATGGCTCCCCATTCAGGGACACCAACAAGAGCTCCTGCTGCTGCGCCTTGGCCGGCATACGTCATCGCCTCGCCGATGGTCATACCCTCATCGCCGATGGCTTTAGTGTAGATCGTGCCAGGGACCCTATCGAGACCAACCTCTTTCGGCTTCCTCGACATGACACCTGGGATCTCGGTGTCCATCACAGCGCGCACTTTGGATGCCAAGGGCTCGGTGGCCTCAGCGATCGCATCGATCTTGCGGGCCTTGGCCCCAGTCCTTCGAACACCCTTAGCCGCAGCGTTCAGCATCATGAGCGTGCTGACAGGGAATGCATGCATGGCCTTGACTGGGTTTTCGGCAGTCCACCGGAGGCCCATGATGGCGTCCTCGCCCATGACATTAGCGGTCTCGTACCCAGCCGAAAGCGGATCTTCGTCAGCAGCGGCCTGCCACAGCGAGTTCAGCATGATGATCGGGGAACTGAAGACATCCTGAGCGTCTGCGATGGTGTTCTTGTACGTCGATGTCCCAGCCCGCTCGGCATACATCTCCTCAAAGCGACGCATGCTGTCGGCATAGGCCTCACCGCCGAAGGTCTCACCGCCAACAGCGCCGATAGCCCCCTCAACCAAACCAGTGATACCGCCGGCAACAGCACCAGCAGCAGCAGCTGGAAGGCCTGCCGCCGTGCTAAGCACATCACCCGTACCCTCGATAACCTCATCAAGAGCAGTGTCGGGATTATCAGCACCAAAGGTGCCGATATCGATCAGGCCTTCAGTTTCCTTTGGTTCGGGCATTACTTGAGCACCAAGGCGGATAAAGCCGGATCATCACCGGGGTAAGCATTAGGAGGCGGAGAACCCGCCGGACCCGCTCCAGCGTCGGGACGTCCACCCTCCTCTAGTTTAAGCACGTCACGGAGGAACGACTCCGAGAAGGCATCGTCATCAGTGCCTGAGATGTCAGGGACGGTTGCGTCCACGATGCCGCGCTGAGCAGCAAGTACGTTATCCCCGAGGATCTCCATCGCTCCTTTATCGTTCCCGGCAGCAATCCTAGCCTTGTACAGGGCGGTGTCGTTCTCTAGTTTCCGCTTCCGCTTGTCAGCAGCCTTCATGGCGTCAGCAAAGGCTTTGAACTTACCGCCCTGCTCTTTGCCGATGGCGTCAAGTTCCGCTGCCTTATCTTTGCCGGCCAGGTCCTGCAGTCGGCCCATGATGTTATCACGGTCGCCCTTGTTGAGCTTGGCTAGTTCCCGCTCAGTGGCGACGTTAAGCTCCATGTCCACCCCCTTGATGAGGTGGTCGAAGGCCTCGGCTCCGTATTTCAGGCGCTGCTTGACACTGAGTCCGCCACCGCCAGCAGACCTGGCTGCCCTGTTCGCTTTGCTGACCTCCCCCATGAGCTTCTTAACCTTAAGCGCCTCCGGGGATACCCCCTTATCATCCAGCCATTTCTCGAACTTGATGGCTCGATCCAGGCGAAGCTGCTCAAGCTCGCTAAGCTCCTTGGTCGGCTCTGGCATAAGCCTATCAAGCTGCGCAGTGTTTCTGGTTAGGCGAGCCTGGGATGAATCGAAGAACAGGTCCGAGAACGTGCGCTTGTTGCGGGCAGTGTAACGGGCCAGGAGGGACTTGAGCTTGGCTTGCTCCTTTTCCGACTTAGCGTTCGGTGCATCCTCCATGATCTTGTCGATGGCATCACCAGGGGACATCCCGTAGTAGGGGTCCTCGCTTCGCTTTTGGGCCAAGAACTCATCGGCGGCCTCCTTGCCAACAAGATCCAACTCGGCGCCTCGGGCCTCCTCGATGTCGTATGACGGTCGGGAGATAGCCAACTGGTCCGGCGACACATCCTGGCGAGCCCGCTGCCTGATCTCGCGGTGCAGAAGCTCCTCGAACATGTTGGCTTCTGAGGTGTCAGCACCGGTCTTAGCCATCTCCATCATGATGGCAGGCTTCCCGGAGGCCGACTTCCACTTAAACATCACGTCCCGAAGCTGAGCCCTGGTGAGGTTCTTCAGGCGGTCTGATCCGGACTTAAGGTCCTCGTTGGTCAGGCCCTGGAACTTGAACGCCACGGGTTCAGCGATGGGGGGGTACGGAATATTCCCAGCAGGACGGTCCCCCCAGGCTCCAGCGGTACGCTTAGCCCGATTCGTGATATCATCCAGCAACTCAGCGTCCGCCTCAGGGCTGATGAGGCCTGCTGCCTGCTTAGCCTGACGCCCCAACTCGCTGTAACTAAGGTCGTGCTCCGGGAGCCAGTCGTTCGGCCCCTTGTGAGCTGGGAAGCCAGCGGCCTGCTCACCACGACGCTTCAGCCTGTCGGCCTCCGTAATGGTCTCCATCTCACGGCGACGCTCCTGGCGGCTGGCTGCAGGCATGAGGGCCTGGGTGGCAAGTTGCCTTTCCCCTACCTGCATGAGAATGTCCGCAGCCCGACGGCGATCCTCAGGGTCATCGCGTCGGTTTAGGATGGCGTTAGCCTCGCCGACAGCCCGGCGCCTGGCCTCATTCTGGAGACTTTCGGTGAACTCCTCGCCCATGCCCTCTTGGGCCTGCTCGAGAGCCGGACGATCCATAGCACGCTGGGCCTCGACGGCCTGCTGCGCCTGCGCAACCTCACCTTGCATCCCAGCCTTGGCCCCAGCTCGGGCCTCAGCGGCAGCACGAAGGGCCTCCCCCTCAGCATCCACACCGCCTGGCCCAAGGCCTCGGGGCAGCTTCATCTTACCGAGAATACCAGCAAGCCCAACCATGGTCTGCACCCCGCTGGGTGACAACCACTGGCTCTTTAGCCCGCCCCCGGACTGATCTGGGAACGTGCGCTGCTTCACGGCGCCTGGGGCGAACGCTCTGGAGTCGAAGATGATACGGCCCATTCCTAGCTCCTAGCTCGTCAGCGTCTTCTTGCGGATGATCTCCTCGCCCTGGTCAATAGCCGCACGGTACGCTGGCGACCCCTCGGGGATACCGTTATCGAACAGGTATTGCTTGATGGCAGCACGGAAATCACCCTTGTTCAGGAACCCCCACGACGTGTGCTCGTCAGCCAGCGAGTTTACCTCAGACCTGGCAGCCGTAGCATCCGCAGTCATCTGTTCACTGGTCTTCATGGTCTCGCGCTCGAACTGGATGCGGTCCATGGCTGCCTGGTCAGCGCGAGCGTCAAGCGCAGAGCGGGCCTCAGCGGCCTGGCGGGACAGGTCAGCCTGGGTGCCAGACAGAGCTGCTAGTGCTCCACCACCCATGGCGCGACCGGCGCGACGGCCGACAGCAGCGGAGAACGCTCGGCCCTGCTCGGCACGCAGGCGACCCTCCAGGGTCTGAGCCTCACCGGCGATCCGCTCTTCCGCAGACCGGAGTCGTCCTAGGGCGGCCTCACGAAGGCGAGCCTCCTCAGCCTGCGCCGCTTCGATATCGGTGCGCCGGGTAGGTCCCTTCCGCCTACGTCGCTCGACAGGTGACCCGAAGGTTTTTTCGCTCATTGTCTCCCCCTAATCAACAAAGGTGCTTCTTGCCGATGATGTACACCCAATGACCACCGCGTCCTATAGCTGTTTCGCCTGCGGCCTGGCCGTACATACCAAGAACTGGGTCGTGCATCGACCACCTAACCTCGAGAAACTGTTCACGTCCGTCAATCGACGGCATAGCGACGAAGGCGCCACCCGGTGTGTTTGCTGCTGGGGAGCGCACTGCATCCTGGCTGTTGGTCTTACCGACGTAGAATGGTGGCCCCTGGTCGGCAAGTGCCGGGCTCACGCTAGCGTCATACCCAACACCAGTCACAGTAGCGTCGTGAACCAATGGGATGTTTAGGATATCCCCGCCTACACCTGCGGCAGCGTAGACATCTGGGCCTGTAAACCTATCAATTACGTTGGCCCCGTAAGACGTACCCGTCCACGTTGCATGAGCAACCTGCCTGTACGAGTAGCTGTCTGATCGCTCACCGGTGCCGATGCCTACCCCGACCTGCTGCTCGAAGGACGCCGCAGTGACCCGGTTCCAACCATAGTTGTAGTACGCCATGACGTGATGAACGACGAACGGGAACTTGATGGGGATGATGCGACGGTCGCATGTTGGGTCAGTCCCAGGGCCTATCCCAACATAGGGAAGATCACCGCTCGCTGTGGCGCCAGAAACAAACCACCCGTTGCCCCACATCGGGACAGCGATGACGTCGTACCCGGCCTGGTACATCAGCCCCTCGGCGCCGAAGCGCCTTGAGAACATCGACCGCCCAGCGTTCAGTCCTGATTTGATGGCGTTATCGACAAGCTCGATGCTACCCTGGATACCACTGTCACCAGGCACTGAGTCCGCAACGATGAGGGCATCGGCAGCAGGCGTGTCGGCCGATACTGGCGACGTGTATGTTGCGCCGTACTGGGCTCCTGCCGGGAGGTCCGGAACTTGAGGCATGTTCTGAACCTTGTGATGAAGGACATCATCAGCCTTATCTACCTCAATAATCGGAGCTTTAAAGTTAAGCGAAACCAGCAGGTTAGGAGCATCCAGGAGAACTGAAGACGGAGCGAACGGGGCAGTCACAACGAGGACATACGAGCTATACGGATCGAACACCTCAGACATTCCGGTCAGGACCTGAGGGTTCGTTCGCAACCCACTTTTGTCGGCTAGAAACCCTAGGTTGGGAAGTTCTAGCGACAGCACCAGAGACGCATCGTTCATGTCCGACGTGCCGCCGAAGGTAACCATGCGACGCTTCCAGATGTCGATCTTGATGGCAACGTTGTCCTTCTCGTCGAAAGACAGATCCCCGTCAGCTTCGATGGCCGCTGCTTCCGCCCGCTGGTCGAACGAGGCGCAAACGGACTCGAGCGTATACACCGCATCATACAAGGACGTCACACCATCAGGCTGGAATCGCTCTTGGGGCGGAGGAAGCGTAAACGCCGCCGAGCCAAGACCACTTTCACCTAGGTCGGTCTGAATCGACCCCCACGAGAAGTCGATAGAGAACCTTGAGTACCCCTGCTCCATGTCCTCGGGCAGCACCTGGGCCTCGGTGAATCGACTGAGCGCCTTGTCGATCTGGGTATAGAAGTGCTCAATAAGGAACTTCACCCCGCGACTTAGCCTGCGGAATCCGATCTTAGCCATCGGTGTTGGGCTCCAGAAGGGTTACAGAGGCGCTCGGGGCGAATGTTCTCCACGGCTGCAGTCCCCAGTTAGTCTGACCTGGGCCAGGCGAGTCGTACTGCGGGATTGCGATAACAAACCGAACTCTGGAGTAAGGAGCAAGAGGCACCCGAAGGTTGCTGATACGGACAGACCAACCAGAAATAGACCCACCAGGGTGCGGTGGGAGCATATCCGAAACAACCGGCGCCGACGGGTTAGGCGTGAACAGCCAGGCGTCAGAGTCGAAGTCAGCCTTGTGTACCACCATCGACGCCTGAGCCCGATCCTCTGGGAGGAAAGGGTTATCGACAAGCACGAACATCTGGAGGTCCCGGACATTGGGAGGGATGTACGGAGACGGTGATCCGCCAGGCATGTAGTAAGCCTGGCCACCTGACCCGCCAGGATCCTGCACCATGAATAAGTCGAAGCTGTCCAGAATAACGGGGTGACTACGCTGAAGTGAGACTTCCCACAGGCTCCAGTCGCTGACGTCGTAAGGATTCGCATGCGTGACAGCACCGGACCCTTTGACCCGGAAAGTGTTTTCCGCTTCGGATGCAATGCTGTTCTGGAATGTCATCCACGGCTGCTTCCAGTTGGCTGCACCGCTGAGCACTGGCTGGAACCCCATGGAAATCTGAGTCTGCGTGAAGCGGTTAGCGATAAGCCCAGCAGGGACCCGGTCGGCGATCTCTTCAATGTCTCGGAGGGCCACCTCGATGCGGTTGCCATCGATGGTCGTCCCGTCAGCGAACTGCTGCTTTGTTACCCGCCTGGTGCTCATGGCTCCCCCTACGACGGAACGTACTGTGCGTAAGACATGTTCACAAACGGAGTTGTCGTCACGTCACTTGCGTTAACGCAGCCAGCAACAGCAACACGCCCAGGGCCAGGAGGAACTGCAGCATTGTCATTCCTGACGAGGGACCCGACACCGGACTGTACTCCATGGAACATGCAACCTTCGATCATAGCAAAGCCACCATCCTCAATAAGGATGTAGGTCGATAAAGCCGACTGCTCGTTGTCGTCCTTGCTGATGTGGCAACCCCTTGCGATCAGGTAACCACCGCTCTTCACGACGACTGCCGGGCTGTCGCCTTCGCACTTTAGGTTAGCCCCGTTCAAAACAAGTTTTCCTGTGACTTCAACTTGCTTCGTCACTGTGGATCCTGGGGAGAAAACAACAAACGACCTGTCTGCTGATGCTTTCATGCCGCCGTACTCACCCATCAGAACGAATGCCCCTGCATCGATCTTCTCATCCTGTTTAATCTGAGACCCAGGCATCACCACGCTGCGCCCAAGACGCCGGATGGCGCCGAGGTACACCTCCATGGAGGTCTTATTCCTGACCTCCTCCCTGGTCTCAGAGCGATCCCATACAGCACGCAGCAGGCTCACCGTCCGGTCCTCCGTCGGCCACCCTGGTTGCCCCTGAGGAGCAGCTTGGCGCTGGAAATCACCATGCGCTCGGCCCGGTTACGCATGAACCCAAATAGCATGTAGGTAACATGCTCCCCTCGCGTGCTGTCAGACGTTGAGATCGTGTCGTACTCCTCATCATCGATGAGGTACTCACCGAACTTGGCCGCGTTGTTGAACGTGCGCTTCGACAGGACGCCAGCGGAGCTCTTGAATCGAGACCGCACCGTCAGCTTGTCTGCTACCTTGTCGATGGCGTCGTTATCGTAGTCAACAACCTGAGATGACCACCCCTTCCAATCGCCTGCGCTCAAGGTGTTGTACACACCCCAGATCCAGTTCGGCGCCAACTTGTTGGCGGCCGACCCGTGGCTAAGCATCCGGGTAAACACGCCGCGCGCCCTGGTTTGACCGACGCCATCCTCGCCGACCTGTGCCGACTTGTATGCCCAATCGACAGCCTGAGCCTTGACGTTTTCGTCGTCGCCTGGTCCGATGTGGCCGTGCCAGTAGTACACCTCAGCATCTAACCCATTAATTTTAGCGTCAATAAAGCTCGTAATCATGCCGATGCTGGTGTGGTGGGAATGGTTCTCGATCCAGCGAATGACGAAATAAGGGCTGCGGCCTCCAATGGGGGCATTGAGGGCAACACCGGCATAGGAGATAGTAGCAGTCCCCGCAGCGATTGTGGCTCCGTACCCAGCCGAGCTTGCCTGCCTTTCCGGGGGCAAGCACATATCGATGTTACCGCCGGTGTTTCGGATGTCCCAGTGGGTGTTGATGTTGAACACAAGGTCAACCGACGTGATGACAGCGTCAGGGGCCACCTCAACCAGCATGAAGTACTCACCGGTAATCGGGTCAAGCTCTGGCTTGTGCATGTATATGTACCGGTCACCGACGGCTGACCGCACCTTGTAGGAGCTAGTCACGATGCGCTGATCCTCACCATCGTCAGATCCGGTGGACCGGTCTAACGCACCGCCTCGGCCTAGCTCCGTGATGTAGTAGCTAAGCGATTTGGAGGAGTTTCCCGTGTCAGCGTCGTTGAACTGCTCCTCGTCGATGCTGCCAACGCAGAAGATGTCGCCACGCCCGTTGGTTAGGCACACCGGGCTCTTGATGTTCGACACGTCTCGAACGATCGGTATGCCGACCTCCTGAGCGGCGCATGACGACGTAATCCACATGGACCACTGCCCCTGGGTTAAGCACCAGACGCAGCCGGACTCCGGAAAACTTGCCAGGAGGGCTCCTGACTGACTGTCATACATGATCGAGACGGGGTCACCCGCATCATACCGGTAGACAGTCTTTGGCATGTCTTCGGTCAGGGGATCTGCCACGCCACTAGCTGTGAGGTAGTGAGAAAGAGGTGTCGTCACGCTGTCAGTGAAGAAACCTCGTATCGACGAGCTGACCTCATTGACCGACATGCCGTTGGTCGTTGTGTGTATACCGTCGCTGGCGCACCAGAACACCGATGCCCCAACGGACACCACAGACTCCCGAGATGAGCACCCAGTGCTCGAACTGGCCGTGATGAACCTACCGTCGGATGCCAGCTCTCCAACCGAGGGCTGGTACAAGAACGTCTTTGACTCCGTGAACACCAGCAGGTTGTCGTTGATCTCCTCGATGGCGACGATGGGATCCGTGGTGGGAGCAACAACGAAGTTTCTCGAGGCGTAGGCATTGGGCATTCCGGGGTCCGAGAAGTAAAGCTCGCCCTCCGAAGCTAGCACCATCCTGTTCTGCAGCGTGGCCATATCAACGACAGCCGGGATCTCCGATGCGTTGCGGTAGTTGTAGCTTTCCGGAGCAATACCGTTAGCGGGGGTCAGCGGGATGATGAGCGAAGACTCGCTCATGGGCTGATACCAGTTGGGCCGGTTGGCAACATCCAGAGCGGCAGACACGTTCGTCTCACGGAAGTCTGCCGGCAAGTAGACAAGGAGCCCAGTAGCCTTACTGTTGATGTACACAGCCCCGTCGTGAACATGGAATGAGAAGTCCTCGGACGTAGCGCCAATGAACTTTTGCCTATCGACACTAGCGTTGGTCTCGTAGCACCCTTTGCGGACGGGCATGCTAACACCGTCAAGCTGCGAGGTGTGCGTGTGGAGGATCTCCTCACGCCGCTTACGGCTATCAACATCGAAGATAGAAACAGCCAGGTACCGTCCCCATACGCTACCCTGGGCGCCACCCTGGTTGCCGGTCTGAACCCGAGCCAGGAGAACAGACAGGATCTGCGTACTGCCCCAGTCGGTAACGAAGCACACCGATCCTAGATGCTTCTCGTAACCCCAGTTCACCGGGGACGTCATCTGGGCTGACATAGTCGTGTCGAATGCGCACACCTGGCCGAAGCCAGGTCGTACCTCCCAGTCTCGGCGACCGTCCGGCATCCACATGTTCTGGACCCACGGCCCGCGAGCCGCAGAGGTCTCATCGATGCCGCCACTAAGAAGCTCTACCTCGATCCCCCCGACAGCCATCAGTACCCCGTTGTCAGGTTGTAGCCAGGGGCAGGAGCAATGTAGTGGGAACCATCAGTGGCCCGACCGACGGCGAGATACGACTCGAGCAGACGCTCCTTCTCCTGCATCAGGGAGAGGAGGGCATTGTTCGGGGCGCCATCTCGGACCATGTAGTAACGGGCCGCATAGAGGGCGATCAGCGCATGGTGTGAGTCGAACGTGTCGATGAACGTAAGGTCGCCACTTGTCCATGCTCCGGGCGAAATATGAGTCTCTGGGACGTACTCGATCCGGATAGTTCGCGATGTGTTTTCCGAGAACACAAGGCGTGTGCCGACAAGGCAGTAATCAACTTCAAGGTTATCAACCTGGGTCGGGTTCTGCCCTGGGGTCATGTACCATGCTAGGTTCCCGCTGCCGTCATCGGCGCCAATGCGAATGATGCGCTGGCACGGGTGAGTAGCCACCCCGAGAGCGTCCCGGAAAAGGACCCCAGCAAGCTCGTGCTCACGGCCAGAAACACTAACAGACAGGACGGTGTTGTATGCATCCGGCATCGTATCCGATACCACCTGGCGGAACTCACGGTAACCCATGTCGCACATGGACTGGGCTTGAGACTCGCTCAGGAAGGTATCATCGGGCTCGTCGATCATCGACCGGAAGAGATCGTAGACTTCGCCGGTGTTCATCCGCCACCTCCCATCGGGGTACGACGAAGGCCACGCTCTGGCACCTCATCGACCATCTGCTGAGCGATCTGCATGGTCCCCATGCGCCGGTATTCCTCTTCGCCCTGAATGGCCGACACAGGAGACTGGTACGAGGCCTCGATCTGCGCCTCGCCTTTATCCGACGACCCGACTCGTGGGAACACCGTGCGCTTGATGTTCTCTTCTGCCGCCTGAGGGTCAGGCATACCGAAGGTGATGATCGATGCGTAGATGTCCCGGATGTACGCCTGGCGTTCGTAGGGAAGCTCGTAGTACTCAGCGTTTCGCATGAACTGACCGAATACGTCTTGGAACGCTTTGAGGTCATCAGTCGGGAACACCTCGACCTGAGCCCCAGCAGCCGCTGCCATGAGAATATCGTTGGCATGGGCGATAGACTGCATACGCTCGGTGACGAAGGAGTTACCGGTGCTGAACTTGAGCTCCCGGAGGGCGGTCTCTTTGTCGATCAGGCCCATCTCGAGAAGGTCCATGATGCGCTGATCTCGGTCCTGCTTCTCGTTGCGGAACAAGGAACCTGCCTCGATGAATACCTCAGGATCATCAACAAGATCAGTCGCCTTCAGGTAGTTGAAGACGACTTTACCCAGACCGTCCATCATGCGCATCATCCGAGGCTCATTGTAGTACTTGCGCATCAGGATGAGCACGGTCTTTCCGAGGTCCTCGGTAGCCCGCTCGATGTCGTTCTGGGTCGTCTGAAGCTGGGTCATGTCACGACCGGATAGCGCCTCGACGGCCTTGCCAGAGGTGACACCGACAGCCCGCTTTCCAAGCGACGTGGCATGGATACCGCTAACGTCCATCATCTCCGATGCAAGCTGAGCAGCGTTCTGCAGCACAAAGCCAGGCAGCGAGGGGGGCGACACCGGGGTGGGAGCCCCACCTGCCGGGTTGTAGTACACCTTCTCACCCTTGCGAGACGTGATAGAGTTGGCGCTAACGCCAGCTGTCTTCGGGATCAACCACTTGGGGTTACCGATAAGCTCTGCGTTATCAATGATTTGGCTGCGGGTCTTGTTGTAGTTAACCTGCAGGTCTAGGAGGGGCTCGATGGCACCCATGCCAAACAGGCGCCCTGGGATCTTGGTGTATCGAACGAACTGCACCGGCATGACATCACCCTCCCATTTCGTCTCGAAGAGGTAGGTGCTGTCGAGCAGGATCTTGCGATCACCGTTGCGGAAGTAGACGTCGAAGATCTCGAGACGGTCTTTCAGTTGCCTGGTCTCGCTGGACATGAACGGCAGACGCTTCTGGCGCATCGCTTCGTCCATCTCAGCGGCCTGCATAATCACCTTCTTGTGATTGGGGTAGGCCTCTGCCAGGTCTTCTCGGTTGACGATTTTCGCCACGCCAACCCAGTTGGACTCTTCGGGGTTCGTCACACCAGGCTCGAAGTAGAGCATGTACGGCGACACAGTCTCAGTGATGATATTCTTGCCGGTGTACCGGGTCAGAAACCCAGCGTTGCCCGTGCTGAGCAACCAGCCAACCAACTCACTGTACCGCTTACTCATACGAGATGCCTGCCAGTAGTACTGAAGGGCAGCCTCGCTGCTCTGGGCCTTAATGATATCCTCTGCGCTGGGTGATGCCGGGATGACCGTGGTGCCTGGGTACGCCACCTCGAGACGGCTCTGCAGGTTTCGGTACATGTTCAGGATGAGGTTCACCGTCACAGATGAACCCCTCACCTTTCGGCGGATCACATCACCAGACTTCGCCTCGACCTCAACGTGCTGGCGCCCCTGCAGGAACAGGAGGCACGTATCCCAGATACGCTGATACGACGTGCGGTCGGTGTTGAATGACTCGATCGCCTGCTTGAGCTTCTCAGCTTTCGGGCTCTTCATTGCTTGGCCTTACTCGGCAGGCTTAGGCCCCGGAACGCAGTTTCCTCGACGAGAGCAGATCATAATGTAATCCGCCCGCTCCTTATCGGTCATGGGCTTGCGCTCAACGTGCTTGGTGTAGAGATGCTGTCGGCGCTCCCAGGCCTTCAGCGCATCGCTCTTCTTGGTCTTCTTAGTCATTTATCCCACCTCTATTCGCATTCTATCAGTACATATCGAAAATACGCTGCAGCCGCTGGTACTCGCTTTCAGCTTTCCCGGCCTCGCCCATGTCAGATACAGCCTTAGACACCATTCCGCCGGCTGCTCCACCCAGCGACGCTCCGACGCCAGCCAGGGCAGGGTTACCAGTTGCTAATGCAGCACCAGCACCAAGGAGACTACCGACGGTAGAAGCCAACCCAGACGTCTTCTGGGATGCGGCCTTTGCCTCGGCCCGCTTTCTGGCTGCGATCTTCAGCGCCTCTTCGGCCTTGACTCGGCCGTCAGCACGGAACGCATCAATGAGGGCGGCGCTAGGGTTTCTCATCGCTCCTGCTCCTCGTACAAGTTTGACACCGAGAACTCGGCGTCAGCATCATCCTCGATTTGCGGGACAAACGCCAGCCTGAACAGGTGGAGCCCCCAAAATAGGAGCCCCACCTGTCCAAGCTCGGCCAGTGCTGTGACTAGGTCAAGCACTAGACGCCAGCGTAGCTGATGCCGACGAGGATGCCGTTGCGGTTCGGACGCTCGCAGACCACGTTGTAGTAGTAGCGAACGAAGGCCTCGTAGGCGTCGCGGTTAGCGACACGACTGAGGACCGAGCCGTCCAGATCCGCCAGGCCAATCTCAGTGATCTGAGCGATGGACCACGACTTCAAGCTGAGGAAGATCAGCAGGCCCTTGCCGCAGTGGCGAGCCACCTTGAGCGGGATGCCATTGAAGCTGAGGGAACCCATGTTGAAGCCAGCATCGCCGCCATCAACGCTCTTGCTCAGGCTAGTAGCGTTGTCGGTGACGCTCGTGAACGACATCAGGGCGGTGTACTCCTGCCGGAAGATGTGGTTCGCGATCATGCAGTCAGGTGCGCTACCTCCAGCCTTCAGAGCGATGGAGTCCAGCATGGCCTGCATGCGCTTGGTCGCCAGGGCCGTGACGGCACCAGCACCAGGGTTGCTGGAAGCGATGGTGTTCTCGACGCTCTCGATGGTGGACCGAAGAGGCTCAAGACTGGCGGTGTCGCGCAGGTTGCCGTGGAAACTCACGGTGCCGCCAGCTAGGTCGATGTAGCCACCACCCAGGTTGCCGTAGATACCCATGGCCTCGTCGGTGGTGACGTAGGCGGGGGTGGACAACGGGTCAGTTGCAACAACAACGGTAGCAGCAGCGCCCTTGGCCAGGCCGGTAAGGTCCACAGTGTTGGGAGCGGCAGCGGCCGTAGTGAAGTCAACAGCACCGGGGGTGACGCTCTGACGAACATGAAGGGCGCCAGCACCACCAGTAGTGATCTCCTCGTAGGTGTCAGTACGAACGAGGATACACGGCACCGGGGTGGCGGCAGCCAGGGGCAACCCTTCGAGGTTGCCGGACAGCGGCATGGTAGCGGCCGCAGCGGAGCGGTCGAACACGAATCCGACGTTGCCGCCGCCGATGAAGCAGGACGCGTCGCCCTGGTTCTTCACGCTCTCGATGGCGCCATCAAGCTCGCTCTGCAGAGCGTTGACGAACGCGCCAGCGTTGGCCTTGGCTTGCTCGATGGTCGGGCCGGTGATGTCCATACGGCCGTAGAGGTACTTGGCCTGAATGGTCAGGTCAGCGTACTTCTGACGGTCGGCGGTCGGAAGATCGTTGTCCTCAGCACGGAAGCCGGCGGATTCGTTGCGGCCAATGCGCACAGGCATGATAGCCTTGCGACCGGTCCAACTGACCTTCTTCTTGTTGAAGAGTTCAAAGACCAGCATCTCGTTGTTGAGCTGGTCGCGAATGGGACCCTGATAAAAATCCTTCAGGATCTTATCGAGGCTAGTGAGGGTAGAGACAGCCATTGTCTATTTCCTTATTGTTATGACCCGAACATCGCCGCCAGAGCGGCGTGGGCCTCTTGCATGTTTTTAGGCCGACCAACACTGTTGGCAGCCGAAGAGCGAGATCGACCGGACCGTCCGGCAACCTCAGGGGGAACGCCACCAGCGGCCTCTCCGTCATCCTCGGAGTCATTCTGGCTGGCAATGAAGCGAGCGATAGCTGCTTCTTCGATTTCAGCGATTTGCTCGCTGTACTCAGAAGCCAGGGACCGGAGATCCTGGCTGGGATCATTAATGATGGACTGAAGGAGCATATCACGGCTCACACCGGGGTAGTCCTCAGCGATCTGAGACAACTCCCGCTCGAGCTTGGCCTGCTCATTGACCACCATCATCTCGTGCATCTGACTCTGCAGACGCTGGATGTCCGACATTTCACCGCCGGCATCCTGGCCCTGATCCGGCTGGAAGGCTTCCGCCTCGTTGCCGGGACCGAACAGCCTGGCCATCGACCGAAGCTGATCCATCTCCTGCTGCATAGCTTCGAACTGCTCACGCATTTCTTCGGCTTCAGCACGGGCCTCATTTCGAGCAGTAATCACCTGCGAGAAGCGGGAGTACGGCACGTTGTGGCCATGCTCCTCCTCCTGCTCGTGGTCATCCTGTTCGGATGCGTACTGCTCTTCGCTGTCTGCCCCGTCGCCTTCTTCGGGACTGGCTTCGACCGATTGCTCGGTGTACTCACCAGACGGTTGATCCGTGTCGGACGCAGCGGGAAGTTCAGACTGCAATGCCCCCATGAGGGCGCTCGTTTGCTCGGCGCTTAGCAACGACATGTTTTACGCCTCCTTACATGCAGATAACGCCCTGCACGGCGAGATCACCAGACCCCAATATCGTTCAACACCTCATGGACGGGATCTGGTGAGAAGTCCTCTGAGGTCGCTTCGGAGAAGAGTCGCCCAGTTGCTTGCTCCCACTTGAGCATCTCTTTGACGCCCGTGGGTCGCACTTTGGCGGCAACTTCTTCCACAAGATCATGTACTTGGTCTAGTCCCATAAGCGCAAGTGCTACTGCCATGACCATATCATCATGCTTACCTGAGGGGGCTTCAACCTTACCTCTGGCGTTGAATGCTAGGCTATTCGCCTCGCTGATGAACGCACCGTCGATGACTTCAACTCGGTTGCTGGTGATGAACTGGTAGAGCCTGCTCATCATCAGATTGCGGCTCTTCGAGTTGGTGTTGAAGCCGTAGCGTGGCGTCCACTGGTTCTTCGCTTTGTCCCAGTGCTGATCTCGGAACATGTGGGGGTAGGCCTTAGACATCATGTACTCGATGATCGACAGGCCGTAGCTGTTGCTTTCGATGACAGCCAGGGCCTCGTACTTCATCGCCATGTCGTAGACTTCCTCTTTGTAGTCCGACGGCGGATCCTTGTCGTAGTACGACGCAACCATCTCGATCTTGTTGTCGTTCGTGACGTCGAGGACCATGAACGCTGAATAATCACCACCGGGACTGCCAGAAGCAGTATCAACACCAATCGTGTAGATTCGATACGGCTGAGGTTCTTTGTAAATCTTAATACCACGGGAATACCCTGTGACTGGCCACGGGTCGGGGAAGAACCGCTGTCCGGATGTGACGAAGGCGAGTTCCGCTGTCGCCGGGAACTCCTGATTGAAGATGAGCCAGTTGTTGGCACACTTGGTTCTCAACTGATTAACGAACCAGTTGGACTGCGTGCTGGTGAGCTTGTGCTTCCGGGTGTACTCCCGCTCCTTCTCCGTCAGGTCCTTGAACCTGCAGTGCGGGAGGTTGTAGCGTTCGTCGATCTTCCACCCGAGGAAGATCTTATCGAATCCGTTGTCTTCGCCCCAAAGCTCGTGGGCCTTGTTCAGGCCGTTGGCGGTGGATTCGAAGATGATCGTGGCGTTGGCTCCGCCGGTCTGGAAGAGGGCTGCGATGGCTGTGTCGATGTTCGACCAGAAGGCGTACTCGGACGCGTGGATGTACTGGTAGGTCTGACCACGGAAGCTCTCAGATCCGGCGCTACCGACAACGATCTTCGATCCGGTCTTGAACTCCAGCCTGTTGTCCCGGTTCCTCACTGCTGAGACCTTCATCTCTGCGGGGAGGTTGGAGTACATGAACTGGTACATGGTGAAGAGTTCTTTGGCCGCCGGGTCCGTATGGGCCACGACAGCGACTCTGGTGTTCTTATTAAACAACGCCTTCCACAGGTAGTAGGCGGCGATGACCGTGGATGACCCGAGCTTACGGGCCTTCAGGACCATGGTGTGGTTGTTCCGCATGGTTCGCGAGATGATAAGCCGCTGCGCCTCATTGAGCTTAAGCGGCAAGACCGCCGAGTCCATCCCGACGATCTTGACGTAGTTCTCAGCGAAGTAGTGGAAGCTCTTGGCGCACTTCTTCAGTTCGCTAGCGATGTGGTCCCTGGTATTCAGCACCGGTCACTACTTCATCGGGATTTCCTTGGCGGCAATACGGATAGCACGCACAACCTTGATAGCCTCACCAGGCGTCATCTTGTCCGGGTTTATTTTAAGTTCCCGAAGGATGGCTTTTGCATCACCACCCCGCAGTTGATTCCATTTGATCCTTTTGAGGTCAACCTTCCCGAGCTTTCCGTTACCCTGCATGGCCTCAGCTAGCTTCATCGGGGCTTTCTTGGCTACAGCAGCAGCTTTGCTTTTCTGCTTGGGCTTAGCCTGCTTGGATTCGGCCTTCTTCGGCTTGACATTCTGCTGTTTGGGTTCGGCCTTCTTCGGTTTGACCTGCTTGGGCTTCGGCTGTGGCTTAAACTTCACCTTAGGCGCCAGCCCCTCGTTGCCGACGTTGTAGTCCTTCCCGCCCTTGATGCGGCTGCTCGGCTTCTTCTTTGGACCTTTTTTGTCCGCCAACTTCCTTGCTTGGGCGTACGCTTTCTCGGAAGCCCTCTTCTCAGCCGCCTTCCGGAGTTTCGTCTCAGCACGCTTAGCAGCGGCCTTAGCTTTCTTCTGCGCTGCCTTTTCAGCGGCATCCTTGGCGGCGCCTGCTTCCATCTTAGCATTTCTCGAGAACTTCGGCTTCGAACGCTGAGGCTTGAAGGCGGCCTCGTCAGATGGCTTCTGCTTTGTTGCCTTGGCGCTAGCTTTAGCCTCCCTTTTGGGGGTCGATTTAACACCGACGTTCTTACGCCCCGTAACCTTGCCTTTCTCGTACGTCACCTTCTTATACTTAGGTTCTACGACGCTCTTCTTGACTTGCTTGGCAGCTTCCTTTCGGGTTGCTGTTTTAGCCGCCTGTTCGGCGCCCTTTTCGGCCGTCTCCTTGGCTGCTTCCTTTGCAGCCTTCTGGGCGGCCTTGCGCCGGAACAAACGCTTGCCGCCCTCCTTGGCAGCCTTCTTCGCTCCTTCTTTGGCCAGCAGTGCTCCGCCACCACGAGCAAGCGCACCCAAACCACCGGTAAGCAGTGTTGATCCGATAGCGCCGTAGGTTTCAAGCATCCCCTCGTCAGTCAGGTTTTCCCACCTGTCCTTCCGGCTCTGCCTCTTGCGGGCAATGCCCTGCCGAACCTTAGACTCGGCCATCACCTTCCGGTAACGCTCGGTCTCAGCGGCGGTAGCCTTCCGATCGCCTACCAGCAGGTCGCCGGGCCTCAGGTCTGACACGAGGGCAGCGATCTTGCGCCGTTTCTCCTCTGGGATGTCGTATTCCTTGCCCTGGTGGGTCACCTTGCCGGTCTGCGCATAACGAGCAAGCTGCTTGATGTTCTCTTTTGACAGGCGTTTGGGGGCGGCCATGGTCTCAGTGCTCCGTTTCGGATTCGAAGTATGCGCCGACGGCCCCGATAAGGACGCTTTCGACGATGCGGTCCCGCAGCTTCTGGCGTGAATCTTCCATCATGATGTTGTGGAGGTCGCTCAGGACTTTGACGAAGCCCCGGCAGAAACGCTCCATCTCCTTCGGGTCCTCATCGATTTCGGGGGGGAAGGTTTCGACCCATTCTCGGGCCTTGGCGATGTAGTCTGCGGCCCCTCGCTGCTTCTTCCGGAACATGGACCGGTTGAGGCCTGAGAGGAAGTCATCGAGGTGGGTGAGTTCGATGCGGGTGATCTTGTAGGTGGCGCCGTAGGACTGCTCGCCAGTGATCGCCTTGGTCTCGTTGCGCCCTTCGAGGGCCGTCATGCCTGCCAGGTAGATACTATTGAGGGTCTCAGTGATCCGGAGCTCTACGTTGCTGCTGTGCATACGGAGTTTTACTTGTCGTTGGTTCATCTACTTCACCAAAAAATTCTGAACGGCGAACTGGATCGCCGGTAGCAGCAGGACGATGATGGCTGTCTGCCTGTTCACGGTGGCCTCGAGGGTATCGAGCTTGTCACCGAGCTTCTCGGTGCGCCGCTCAGCGTCCCTAATACGCTCGGAGTTGCCTCGGATAACTGCCTCTGAGCGAGCCATCCTAGTTTCCATCGTTTCCGTGCCCATCACCATCTCCACTCAAGGCCAGCGACGGCCTGCCATTTTGGCATGTCCCCTCGCCATCCCCCTGAAACTTCTGCGGCTGCTGTAACATCAAGTTTTCTCCTGATCCGGTGACGAACACCAGCGCGAGCATTCCACCCAGAATCATCCCCGATAAGAGACAAATCAAGCCCACCAGAATCAAAAGGGTCGAGACGTACAGGTCTCAGCCCTCCGAGTCCTCGGGCTTTCCCGAGGCAGCGGCCTCCAGAGCCGCACGGCGCTGCTTGGCCACGTCTTCCATGCTGATCCCCAGGATGCCAGCCACAGCACCAAGAACGCTGGCGATGATCGCCTCGGTCGGCAGGTTGGGCCACAGGTGGTTGCACACGATCGGCAGGACAGCAGCAGCAACGCTGAGCCACAGCTTACGGGACTTCATTTTCTCGCTCATTCGGTCTCCTCCCCGCCGGTAACGACGGTAACCATATCAATCATTTTCACCATTTCGCTTTGTCAGCCCAGAACGCTGCTGACATCTTACCCTTTGCGATATTCTTTGCGTGTCTGGATTTGAATGACTTGCGTTTCATCTTCATGCGTTCGGACTCACCGGCCTTGGGTTTACCTGCTGTGCTTGCCCCCTGCTCACCGAACCGAATCAGCTTAACCTGGTTGCCCTCTTTAGCCATCACCACATGAGACTTTTTCGGGTGGTTAGGCGTGCGCTTCGTGACGTTGAAGCCCTTGAGACCGAGCTTCTTCATCAGGCGGCGGGCTGCTTCGATCCGCTCAGTCATTTCTTCTTCCGACGGAGCCGGCTCGCCGCTGCCTTGCGGGCTTTGAACTTGGCAGGGCCGGAGATGTACCCGGTGCCCTCCTTGAGGACATCTCCTGCCGAGGTTTTCTTCTTCGCAACCATATCACTTCCCCCCGTTAATCACGGACAGTTTGCCCTCCTGCTTGTCCAAGAAGTCCTCGAGGCTGCTAGCCCCCTGCTTCTCGTCCATACCCCAGGAGCGGCGCTCGTTCTTCTGAAGGTTGCTCGCCACATCGCCAGCCACCTTGAGAGCCTGCAGAACCTTCTGAGGAGCAACCTCAGGGTCGTTGGCCATTTCCTCGATGCGAGTCACGGTCTGGTCCAGCAAGCCAGCGATGCGGTGCGAGATGCCCTTGTGGCGCTCCAGCACACCCCGCATGCTCTGCTCGGTCTCCTCGATCACAGCGATCACACGACCCTCAGCAGCTTCCTTAGCCTCCTGAATGCTGGCCTTCACCTGCGTGATAGGAAGGTCCCACTGCTCCTTGGTCTTCCGGTTCCACACCGTCTGCTCAGACATCCCGTAGACATCAGCCAAGGTCTTCACAGGAACACCGTTAGCCCAATCCCGACGGACCATCTCCCAGACCTTCTCCGGAATCTTCTGACGAGCCATGAGAAACTCCCTACCGACTCACCTCCCCTACCCCAAACTCTACCCCCAGAGCAACAACTCCCAAAACCGAGGGTCAACTCGGACTGCCATTGTGGCAGGTGAGCCGCTAAACATTCTGATTCCTGAGGAAAATCTTAGATCCTTGAGTTTCTTGCGGCCCATGGTAAGGTACTGTCGTTGGCTTTCGCCACTGCGGAAGGCGGCGATCAAAAAGCCCGCGCAACACAAACCAAACAAATGAGACGAAGCTCGCTGCTCATTGAGCGGCTCCCTGGGGGGGGGGAATAGGTAGACTTCGAAAATCTGTCTCGAGTTTGTGGGGTGATGTCACATGAAACCGCAACCACACCATCACGACCACCCCCACGGCACCAGTGCAGCCACGCCAACATGGGCTAGCTAGCACCTAGCGCCAGCGGGTCGGCTGTGCCCCTAGGTTGCGCCCCTCCCGGTGTGTTGTTGGCCACCCTGTTTCAGTCTTAACC